TCCAGTTTGAATAGATGTTCGACTTACTGATAGCTTTTTCACCTAGCGCATAGATTTGGTACAATGCTTCGTCGGTACGTTTAAGGTCTTCGATTTGGGTCTTTATGGATTCGGGTAAGAACGGGTTATCCTTATAGGTCGACTTTATTAATATGCTTTCGTTTTTTGGTAGGTCGTAAAGCCAACTATTCGAGTCGGATGGATTGTAGTCAAATATTAACTTGGACTCGGTACGCATATTTAGTTGCGTAAAGTCGTCGTAGTATAGTTCGTTCGCTTCATTACACCACGCTAGATGGCGTTTACGTCCGCGTATCTTTTGTTCGTCGTCTACTGAAAAGAATTCTACTATCGACCCGTTATTAAAGCTGTATATATGTTCACTCATGTTATGGCTCGTCTTTTCGTAGATACCCGCATCTTTAAGAACTTCCAAGAAGTCACGCATAGCCGTAGCCCGTAACGCTGGGAATGTCTTACGAATGATTGACACCACCACGCCTTTGTTCTGTAGGCAATAGACTAGAATAAGCTGACATAGGCTGTATGTCTTGGACGAACGCGAACCACCCTCGTTAATGATAAAACGCGCCTCGTTATTGTAAAGCGCGTCGTAGTTCTTTTCAAAGACTATCGTAGATTTTAAATCCATTAGTCTAATTGTTTCGTGTCGGGTCTAATTATGCTAATCTTAATTTCGTTGATTGCTTCGCCATTTGTCGTCACGTCAGTTTTTTCGGTTAGGTTATTTAGTCTTTGGGTAATGGACGGGTTATATTGTCCGACCATGCCACCTTCGATTTGGTCTTGACGGATTGACTTCTTTATACGTTGGCAGACGGGGCAATAATCTTCGTACGCTCCATTTGTATTTTTAAAGTAGTGGTCTAGTGTTACGCCTTGTTCATATCCGTAGACTTCAAAGCCTTCTAACGTTAGTGGGACTCTTAACGCTTCTTGGACTACTTTACCGCTTTGTAAGGCTTTGTCAATTAGTCTTGGTGTGCTTTGTGTTTTCTCTTTGTATGCTTCGAACATTTCCCATAGTAGTTCGGGTGTCTTTATGTACTTATGTTTTCCCATTTTGTTTCGTGTTTTTAAAGTGGTTTAAGAATTCGTCTTCGTCTACTTCTTCCATGCAAATTAGATTGTCTGCGTTGGTTAAATAGATAATGTGATGAAAATCGTTTCGTTCTAGGTAGTCTGTTAGTATCTTACCTTCGTGAATCATGTCCTTACCGTAGTCTAGTACAAAGTATTTCATTTCTTTTCTTTTAACGTTTTTTTGTAGATACTCAAGGCTTCACGTGAATGCGTTTCCCACGTATGTACACAAACTGCGTAGCGTTGTTTCTCGTCTGGGTGTGTATCTATAGACTCAAGGTCTTTCATGCACCTATTTAGGAACGTCTGTTTTTGTTCTCCTTTTACTGGCTGTGGCATTTGGTTTAGTTCTTACTGGTTTCTTAATTATTTCTTTTTCCGTGTTTACGTCGGCTTCTAGGTCTTCTTCGATTCCTTTGTAACTAATCGTAACGCTATCCGCTTCGAAAATGTACCCTATACCGATAGTTTGGTAGTGTTTGTATTGTGCTGGGTGTATTCTGTCTACTTCTATTTTACGTTGTCCTAGAATGGAATCGTAAGTGATTATCGTTTTACCTTTGTATTCTTCTTTAATTTTCATGTTCGTGTTTATTTAGTTCGTTTCCTATGGCTACAATCATTACCAGAACGCCTAACGTTCGTAAAGCAATTTCGTAACTTCCTATTACCATTAAGCCACCAATCGTAAAAATAGTAACCCTTGCGATTGACTCAATTATCTTTAGCTTCATAACTATATTGAATTTGTCTTATTTTTTGTTTAATGTCCCTCAACATATAATGTGCTGACGTTGCTGGAATGCCGAAGTATTTAGATAGGCTACGCGCTGTATTGTAACCCTTGTCGTAATAACATTCAAAAGTAATTCGTTCGATAGGGTCTGTTATCTGTCTACGGAAAATCTCTATGTAGGCGCGTTGATCGTTAAACCTTTGTTCGATTGCTATTTTACGGCTTACTTCGTCGTCGTCTATTTCTTCTTCGTTACCTATGTACTCGATACTTTTACAATCGTCTTGTTTATGGCTTATTGACGTGTCCCAAATAATTTGACATTTGATTGTGTTTAGTAGGTAACTTTTTATCGTGTTTTCGTCCGATGTTTCTTTGTCGATTGTCAAGACGTGAAGGTATGCGTTATTTATAACCGTGTCCGCATTCAGCATCGAAAGACTTATGTTCTTTTTCTTATTGTACGCCTTTAAAAAGTGATTGGTATACTTTCTAACTTCGTCGTAGTTTTCGCTTATGTACTTATCTAGCGTTTTCTTCATACCATGTTTGAAAATTAGCAAACCATTTTTTGCGCTTATCTGGGTGGCAAAAACATTCGTTATCCCGTACGCCAGTTTCTTTGACTTTGATAGCTTGTAATTTGCGTAGGTGCATCTTTGACAATCTTTCGGGGTTTATTTCCGATAGAAGTTTGTCGATTTCTAGTAGTCCAGCTTCTGTAAGCATAAATCAAGTATATAAGAAGACAAACTAACGATACAAGCCGTAAAGAAACTACCAGTACAAACCAAAGTCAGCCAAAAACCTATACATTTCGGACAGCCTAAAGCTGAATGTAGTGTAATTGTAAGGCTATTGATAGGCAAAAGACTAAAGAAGTAGTCGAAAATCATTTGTAAAGGCTCGAACTTAACGAACCACCACGTAAAAGCTATGTAAAAAATGTATGCCATGTGATTAAATTTTAATCAAACTTACGATTATAATCTAATCATGTGAAAAAAAAGTTTTCAACAATAAAAAAGCCACCCGTTAAGATGGCTTCATTTTACATTCGTTCTCTTAATAAGAATTCGTCTAGCTTTATAGCTGTGTTTAGGCTTATGTCTTTACCTTGTAGAAACTTGTCAATCTGGTACTGATGGAATTTACCAGTCCGTGTTTTGATTTCTGTTACTATTTGGTTTCGTGTTCTAGTCCTTAACACCTCTTTCAGCTTATTGCGTAGTTCTGTGTCGTTTATGTACATACTTAAAAAGGTAAGTCGTCCATTTCGTCCGATACTGGTTTACGCTCCATTGTTTCTGGTGCTACGTATGGTTCGCTGAATGAAGCTGAAAAGAATGATCCCGCTTTACCTTGCTTTACCCATAAGGCTACTTCCATTTCTTTGCCATTTACGTTTACCTTTCCTTTGTAGTCGGGATGGTTATCCGCTTTCTTGTTCGTGTTTTTGAAGATTGCTCCCGTGTTTAACTTGTTTTCCATTGTATATATATTTAATTGTTTACGTTTATAATTCTATTGTGTTTTTTCTAAAGTTTAACTCGCTTTGTAACTTTCTGTTTTCAACTTTTAAAGTGTTAATTTCATCTCTAAGTTGGTCTATCTTAGAATGCTTCAATGCAATTTCTTTAGTTAATTCAATTATTACTTCTTTTATTATTTCTGATGCTTTCATATTTATAATTTAAAATGCTCCGCTGAATACTTGTGAAGCTATCATTGTCATTACTGCAATTATAATTATCGTTATGATTGTCATTCCGATTATTGCAATCGTTTTCTCTTTCATTGTTCTTGTTGTTTAGTTATCTTTCATGAACCAAAAGACGAGCGACTAGCAATGAAACTATCACCAAAAGAAAAAGCAAAAGATTTACAAAATAAGTTTGGTGAAGAACTTGCGCCAAAAGTAGTTGATGAAATTATCAATGCCTTGGAAACTTATGATGATGTGAATGATACCTTTGAGTTACAAAATATGGACGGTGACTTTAGGTATTGGGACAAAGTAAAACACGAACTAACTAAATAACAAGAACAATGAAAACAGCAGTAGAAAGAGCAAAGGACTTGGTAAATAAGTTTGGAAAAGACCTTGCATCAAAAGTAGTTGATGAGATACAAGGAATTAAAAGTGTTTATCACGATGAGGAACTATATGATTATTATGAACAAGTTAAAGAAGAAATAAATAAACTTTAAACAACAAGAACAATGAGAACAGCAGTAGAACAATTAATAGAAAGAATTGACAATGAAGTTGACTCTTTAAAAACTCATCGAAGAAGTTAATAATAAAATCTAATCCTCTGTCATCGCTGTCCTTAGTGTTAAGTATAGCGTGGAATTGTTTCTCCATCTGTTTGATTACAGCATTGGTATATATCTCAATGAAGCGTGGATAGAATGTGTTTCTATTCTCTTTCATCTCACTGATATCATTCATCGCACTCTTAATCTTACAATAGAAGATCACCAATGGTGTTTTCTCCGGGCTTATCTGAACCTTGTTTGTTGATTCATCTAATGCTTTGTAGATATCCATAAGCAACGTGGAGTCTTCTTCTACTAATGAACTCATTAACTGAGCAGTATGCATCTCCATAAACTTAGCCCACTTCTCAACTTCTTTCTTGAATCTGAATCGATAATACTTTCCGTTATCAATAATCTCATCAAGATCAACTAATGCTGAGGATATCTTCATTACACCACGAAGCAAGTATACAGTGTCGTACTGAATATCTGCCTTCTCTACTTTCTTTTTCTTTGCCATATTAATCTTCTTCGTTGTTTTTGTAATAGCCTTGGATAATTTGTCTAAGGCTAATCTTTCTAAGATGGCTAATGAAATAGTATTGACCTCTATAGAAGGAGGCTACGAGGATCCGCTAGAGGCTTACATTAAAGCTAAGGGATTGTCTGAGATTGCTGATGGTATTATGACTGGTCTTAAGGACTACGCTATGAAAGAAGCATATCGATATGAGAAAGATCAGAAGGTCTTAGGATGTAGTGTATTAGTAAAGGCTACACCTAACACGTATGAATTCTCACACAATCCTTCGTGGGTTCACCTCAACAATGAGATTAACAGATTGAAAGCAGAGCAGAAAGAGATTGAGAAGCAGATGATTCTCGCTATTGGATACTCTGAGATGATATCAGCTGATGGGGAA